GTTCGTAGTTATCGACGAAATGGAAGCTGCCGATGGCCGTCGATTGCTGGATCTTTTCGAGAGCCACGCCCGATTTCTGGTTGTCCCGCTGCGCTGAAGTCGGTAGCGGCGAGATGCCCATGGCGCTCTGGACGGCGCGCCTGGCCGCGTCCTTGGCCATCTCGTAGGCCTGGAAGTTCGGGGTGAACTGAACGCGCTGCGGAAGCGGCAGGGTCTGGCCGTTCGCGGAATCCGGTATCGGATCGACTTGCAGATAGGCGTGCGGAACTTTCGTCGCACTGTCCCAGGATTCTTTGTCCGTTTCGAACTGGCCGGTATATCCGATGTAGGGCGTCTTCGGCGTGAGGCCGCCCTCTTCCATCTCCAAACTGCAGAGATAGGCGAGGGACATCTGCGGATCCCGGGCGATGCGGACGAGCGAAAAGAGCTTTCTTACCGGGCCCGCGCCCTCGTCGATCCATCTCTCGAGGCCGATGAACGGAATGATCGGGATGCGCTCGCCGGGCTGCGGATTGCGTTCCAGGATCTCGATGCCGTTGGTGATGTACTGAACGACCTGCTTCTTTTCGACCGTGCGCGTTTTGCGCCGGTTCATCTGCCGGGTGACTTCGACGCGCCAGTATTCCGCGACTAAAACTTGCTTGTCTTGCAGCCAGTCTTTCGCAACGCGGCGGTCTTCTTCCGAGAAGTCGGTGACCCGGGCGTCGGGATACTGGCGCTTGAATTCGTCGACGTCGAGCGGATCGAGGACGAACACCGCGCGCGCGTCGGACCAGTCCGCGGTTTTGCAATCCGGGTCATACAGAACCGAGTCCGGATTCGCGATGTTCGAAATGACGATCTCCTGATCGTCGGGGCCGTCGATGTCCTGCGAGACGTAGCGGCGGCCGATGCGGATGAATCCGTAACTGCCCTCGAGCTCCGCCTGGAATGCGTTCGTATAGGCGCCCTGCGCCTGCGACTTGTACTCGATGCCGCGGATCAGATTCTGCCGGAATTCTGCCGTTTTGTCGGAGGAGCCGTTGCCGCCTGGCTCGACCTTGATGCCGCGGGGATTCGCGCGGACGTTGTTGATGCCTTGGTTAATGTATTGGTTTAATTCGTCGTGGTTGATCGCAGGCCTGCCGGCGTCTTTCCGCGCCTTCAGATCCTCGTCGCTCCACGGCTGGCCGCAGATGTACCGGAGATCGATGCGCCGCTCTTCGCGGATCGGCCGCCACTTCTCGCTGAAGTATTTATAGCGGTCGCGGATCTCCTGCAGCAGTTTCTCGTCGGAGTACTGCTGTGCGGCGGGCTCTTCGTATGGCATCAGTTTCTACTTGCGGGGCAGTCGGGGCAGATCTCGCGACCTTCGCCGGCGTCGTCGACGCCCCAGGTCCAGCCGGCGGCGCGTAATTTGTAGATCACGTCGGCGCGCGTGCCACCGTGAAAGGTCTCTTCGCGCGTGCATTTGCGGCAGGTGACGGTGAGGTGCTTCTTCGCCAGCGTCTCTTCGACGACGTCCTTGATGTCTTCGGCCAGGTCCGGTGATTCCGTGCGGATCTCCGGGGTGCGGTACTCGTGAAACTTGCCGTCGGCATCGACCGTCGGCAGCTTCTCGATCTCGGCCTGCATCCCCAACTCCGCGATATACACGTCGAGCGGACGCGCCTCAAAGCGGAGATGGGGGCGCAGAGCTTCGTACATGTCGCGCCGGTACTGCGGCAGGCACTTGTTCAACATCTGCATGAAGTGCCGGTCATCCTCGACGAGAAATCCGAGCTGCTGGCAGAGCCCCTGCGGATTGTCGAGAGTCGAAAGGCCTCGATTGCCGAGGTAATTGTTGATCGTCTTCCGGTTGTCCATTAGCGTTTCATGGTGAGTCTGTCCGCCTTCTCGAGAATCCTGTCCGCGGCGGCCGGCGAGAGGCGCGGCTGCTTCGGGGCCGGCATCTTCTTCGGGTCGAGTTCGATGTTTTTCTTCTTCATGTGTCAGCTCCAGACTGAGGTCGGGATCCGCGGCCGGTCCGCCGGCGGGGCCGGCTTCTTCGGCGTCTTGATTCCCACGGCAAACATCCGGAAGGCGTCCGCGGCGTGCGAGTGCTCGTCGTGTTTCGGCTTGCTCTTCAGCTGGCCGGTGTCTTCGTCCTTCTCAAACGTGTAATGGCGCAGCGACTGGATGCCGTCGGCGCACTTCGCCTCGTCGAACCAGCACAACGGGAAAATCGTTCGGGCCGCGTTGATCCCGTCCACAATCGAAAGCTGCGGCACGATCTGCACGCGCCGGCCGGATCGCCGCATCAACTCCTCGACCGACTTGCCGGTGCCGAGCTCCCGGGCCCGCGCATCGTGCGGCAGATAATCCGTGCCGTAGACGTAGGGCTTCGATTGCAGGATCTTGAGGTACTCCGGAATCGCTTTGCCGGTGCCCTCGATGAAATCGATCAGGTGGTATTCCCTGCCGACGGCCTGCACGCACCAGATCGACATCGCGTCCGCGATGCCCAAATCCCAAAATGTGTGGACCGGGAGCTCCGGGTTATGCGGAACCCGCGTGATCCGCTGCTCGGCGTCGGCCGCCCGCAGCTGCGCCGCGTAGATCGCGCCCTCGAGAGTCGACCGGGGGCATCCTTCCCAGATGTGGTTGTACCCGTCCGGATCGGTTTCTCTCAGCTCTTCCATCTCCGCCCGCGATTCGTCCGACAGCCACGGGTTGTCTCGCCAGTTGACCTTGACTACCTTAGCCCGCGGCGACGGATGCACTACAAACCGCTGATATGTGTCGTCCTTCGCCAGCTCCGGGTTGAACGAAACCCAGATTTCGGAGCCCGGTTTCCGAACCGTCGGGATCAGCTTGTCCCAGCTCGTCTTCGATACGGTCTGCGCCTCTTCGACCCAGACGATGTCGCATCCCTCGAGGGACTTTATGTTGTCGACGTTCAGCCGGAGGCCCGCGAAAATGAACGCTCCGCCGCGGCGGTTCCTGATCTCCGCTTTCTGGACTTCAAAGAAGTCCTGCAGGCCGAGCGCCCTGATCTGGTCGCACAAAAGTTTGTGGACGGAGTCCTTGAGGGACTTCATCGTCTCGCGCGCGCATAAGATTAGGGGCCCTTCCGTGCGGCCCGGCCATAAGATCTCAGGCTGCACGCTGATCAGCGCGAGCGCCCGCGCTATGTTCCAAGATTTCGCGCCCGCCCTGCCCCCGAACGGAACCTTGAACCGGTGCCGCTCAAAGAGAAACTGGAGGCTCTCCGGAAATTCCGCGATCACGCCGGCTTCACAAATTTGACTTCCAGGTGCAGTGGCGCGCCGCCGGGGCCGCTATGCTCGACGCTCGAATTTTCGCGATATTTGCCGGGCTTCGAACCCTTGAGGAGCAGTTGCATCAATCCGTCCGAGAAGCGAAGGACCTTTCCGCATTGCTCGCCCTGATAGAACACGGGCTCGTAATATCCCGCGATCGCCCGGCGTTTCGCCTCTTCCTCGAGAACATCCGAGGCCTGCTGCTCGGCGTCGGCGAAGAGCGTCTGATAATGCGGGTCGCTCTTCTGCCAGCGGTAATGCATGTTGCGCGAGATGCGCGCCGCTTTCGCCGCCCAGCAGATTCGTCCGCCGCAGGTTACATACGCCGTTAAAAACGCGGCCTGCTTCGGTTCGGCGCCCGGCCATGCGTGAGGATCGGCCGGCGCTCCTTCCTCTGGACCTGGTATCTCGTCGTCGTCTTCGAACATTCAATAGCGCGGGAGAACCGCTTTCTTTCGATTCCGCGCCCACTTCAGCCACCGCATGTACCGCTCGGTCGTTTCGATTTCTTCTTCCGCGATGTCCCGCATGGACAGCAGGAAGGCCTCGACCTCTTCGTGCGGGGTCGGATCCCGCGGCATTTGAGCGCACGGGATGTATGAGATGGTCCTGCGGCGCTTCTTCGCCATTACCGCTTGAAGAGCATCAGCAGCAGCGTCCCGGTAGAGGCCGCGCTCGCGTACAGAATGGCCCAGATCAGCTTTTTGAAGTCCGCCCGCGTCTCCTTCTGATCCGCTTGGAGCTGGGCCACCTCAACGGCCAGGACCGCGACAGGGGTCGCGAGGTTGCATTCGTGTGGCATGGAGGGGCTCATGGGGCGTTGAAGGTTACGACGGACCGCCCGGCCTCCAGGGCCCTGTGATACCGGGCTAATCGCTAGTTAGGCGATCGGGGAGATGTCCGCCGCTCTACGTAGAGGCGTTATGAAAGATTAAAAATCCGAGAAGGGGCTGGATCGCGCCCCTGTGGCGTTGCGCTCGTAATAGGTGGGGTCTTCGAACTTCTCGCGATAAATCCGCTCCCACCGGGCGCAGTCGCACTGCAATTGTCCGCAACGGCATCCGAGAAGCTCGGCGCGCTTCTCTCGCGCGCGTGACGACGCTTCTTCCGCGGCCTGGCATATCTGGCAATTCAGGTCGAAACACTGATGCCCTTTCGTCTTCGGGGGCGCGGGATCCTGTCCGGTCAATTCACGGATCAGGGTCCGGATCCGCAACTCGTCCGGATCAAGAGGAAACAAACGTCTGCCTGCCAGTCGCCGCCGGCGGTTGTACTCGCGTTGAAACGCCCTATATCTGCACTTCGGGCAGGATTCGTCGGAGCACTTCCCGCATTGTTTTCGCCGGTAAGGGCGGGCCCGCGGATCGAGTGCGGCCTGCTGAACGGGTTTCACGCCGCTTTGAGATTGTCCAGGACCGATGCCCGATAGATGTCCTGCACCTGGGAGCTCAGATGACGCATTGTCCAGACGCGCGGGGGGTTGTCCGCGGTCTCGTGATCGTGGCTGTAGCGCCGCGGATTGCCGCGGTGCTTCACCAGGCCGGAATCGTCCGAGACATTCGAGAGGATGATCCTCACGATCTTGCCGTCTTTTCGCCGGCGCACCGGCGTGGCATTGCCGCCGGCTGCGAGGCGTTTGGCCCGCACCTGGTCGGCCAGCTCGATCACGCGATCGTTTGATCCGATGACCATCACGCGATCGGTGTTCATGCGGCTTGCTTCTCCGCGAGGTCGAGCCGGTTCAGCTCGATGTAAAACGATTCGGTGGCGTCCAGCTTGAGGCCGGCCGCGGCGAGCTGCTCGGCCGAGAGCTCACGCTTGATCTTCACTTTGTCGATGCCCGGCGGCTTCGGTGCGTGAAAGTATTTCGACTTCCAGAGACGCTTCAGCTTGCCCTCGATCTTCTTCCAGGTCCATTTCCCATCGAGGGGCACCAGAGCCGGATTCGACGGGGCGCGCATGCCGATGAGGCCGTGAGCAAATTGGAGGCTCTTCTGGCCTTCGGGCGGATGCTCGGTGTAATACTCCTCGAGGGCCCTCTCCGCGGCCGCGATTTCGCGCGCGGTTTCCGCCAGGTCGAACGAGTATCGCGTCTGGATGTTCGCGATCTCCGCATCGCGCGCGGCGAGGATAGACTCTTCGGTGACGGTGCTCCGCAACAGCATGCGGAGGGCTTCGTCTGCGTCCGCGGCCGTCGCGAGCTTCATCCGCTGACCTTGCTGACCTTCCGCCCGCGAAAGTTCTTGTGATAGAACAACCCGGGCGATGCCGCTTCCATCAGCATCTGGTGCTCCTGCGCCGACACGTTCGCGATGTCATACACGCCCCCGCTCGAGAACTCGATGCGGAGGGTGTTTGTCTTCGCGTCGTGGCCTACGGCCGAAATGGCCGAGCTCTCGACCGGAGTCGTTGGGATGTGGCGCCGTTTAGACGCACCTGTAGTGTTCATGGGGGATCCGGAAGGTGGATCGCGGACTAGTTTTTGTGGGGACCGGCCCGGCAGTCCCTGACGCCCGTTACGCGGCTTCCGTGGGCGTCTCTAGTACTGCCGTCTCCAGTTTGTCAGCCAGTGCCAATATGTTCTTGGCGCGGTCGCGCAGGTTGCTGATTTCAGCCAATATCTGCTGCTGCCTGGTTAATTTCGCCGGCTTGCGAATTATGACTTCCAGGCCTGATTTCATCTGCAGTAAATAGTAATGTGTTTTGCCGAACGATACAATATCGTAAATCTACTGTAGTCAATGGTCTACAGAAAAGAAGTGCTAGTGCCGGTTCAGAGACATGATCCGATCCCAGGAACCCACCAGGCCGGGCTCGCCGGGCCCGCTCGTGGCGCTCTCGCCACGCGAGATTGATATCCTCTCACTTACCTGCCAGGGTAAACGCACCCGCGAGATCGCACGCCAGCTCGGCCTGTCGATCCGCACCGTAGATGACTACACCTGGAGGCTCTGCCAGGGTCTGCAGCTGCGGGGGCGCGTGGAGCTCATCATCTGGGGGCACCAGAATCCGAGGGCACTAGCTGGAGTACCGGCCCACACCGGCTTACATCGCGCCGGCTGTAAGTGCGGGGCGTTGGTCTGTTCTATTCAAGAGGCGGCTTGATATCAAACAAAAAGGGAAGGCAGAAATTCATTGTGGTTTTCCGCCTCGAGGCGTTAACTTAGGCTAGTCGCCGCAGTATTGAAGGACTAAAAGTACTGGAGAGCGGGCGTATCAGTTTCCAAGCCGGTCGCCCGCTCCCAGTTGCTATTCACGGATTTAAAACGAAAGGCTATTTTCGCTTTGCCCGGAATCATTGGTAGATTAGCGCAGCCCGCCCGAGTCCGCCATCGGCTTTCACCGAGGCAGAGCCCTACAGCAAATATTTTTTCCGTGAGGTGTGCGCCCGCGCTCGTTTCATGGCATTCTGATCTCGCTGGCGGCTGTTGCAACGGTCGCGAGCTGAAAAAGTTGGGGGGCCCGGGCGCGTCCGCAGTCAAAGGCGGATCACTACCGTGCCCGGCCCCCATAACGCTCTGTAGTGGAGCGAGATTGAAAAAGCCTCACAGATCGAGCAGGGCCACCGCGGAGTGGAAGACGTCGCGCCGGCGGAAGTACGCCGCGAGCGAGCGCCGGTCGTGGTGCAGAGTCTGCGCCATGATCAGCAGCTCGTCGATGTCCTGCTCGACGGCCGCGGTCACCATGCCGGAACGCAATGAGTGGCCCGAGTATTTCTCGGACTCGAGTCCGATCCTTGCTACCGCGTGCTGCACGATCTGGCCGATGCGCTCCGCCTCGAGCGGGATGTGGCGCCGGGCGATCCGGCCGAACCGCGTGAAGACGGGCCCCGCGTATGCTCCGCGGCGCGCCATCCAGTCGCGCAGCGCCGTTACCGGACAGGTTTCGGGATGGCGGCCATGAGGCAGTCCCAGCGTGGCGCCGCGGCCCTCCTGATCCGTCTTCGACCTGCGTATCTGCAGCTTCACTCCCTTCTCGCAAAACTCCACATCCGCCATCGTCAAGCAGGCGAGGTTCGCACTCCGCAATGCGCTCGCGAATCCGACAACGAGAATGGCGCGATCGCGAATCGACATGGGCGTGTCCTCCTCGACGAGCAGGCGCGCGATCGAGCGCAGCTCCTCGATCGACAACGGACAGACACGGTGGACGTCCTCGATACGGGTGCGGTCTCTCTTCGCGCCGCGGAGCAGCATCCGGACGTCCGCCGTGACGGGCGAGGGGAGATCGTTCGCGCGGTGGATGTGCGCGATCGCAGCCAGGCGCCGCGTGACGGTCGACACCTTGAGGCCGTCGCTCAATTGCGAGGCGACGTAGAGTCCGACGGTGTCGCTCGACGCCGGCAGTGGAGCTCGTCCCAGACGGTTGCACCACGTCGCGAACTGCTTGCAGTCGTAGTCGTAGCCTCTAATGGTGTTCGCTGCGATGAGAATCTTTGCGAGCCGGGATTGCTCGGCCCGCAGACGCGCCATAAGGGCGCTAGAATCCGGATCAGCCATGTCAGCTCCCTAAAGCTGGTATTGGTTAGGGCGGTTGCGGTGTTACTAGCGCCGCGGCCGCCTGTTCTCAGACTAACTCCCTTAACGCAGGATATACAGGCCCGCAGGTACTTTTGCGGCGAGGGGGAACTGCGGAAACGTACTGGGGCATGCGTTCAAAACTCGCGATTGTACCGCGCCCGAAGGCATGTCCAATCGATTGTGAATGCGGCCCGAAAGCGGGGTAGGTCACCACCCGGCGCGCCGGAAGCATTGCCCGGGCTCTCTTAACTTGGCGGTCGAGATCAGCCCAAAACAATTAACGAGTGACGCCGGGAGCAACTCCCCCCAGTGTAGAGCCTCCCTGCCTGTCATTCAAATACTTTCCAGCCCAGGAGTTTTGAATGTTGTCCAAAAGTGTGACCAAGACAGTCAGACGTAACGCAACCTGCGCCGAATGCCAGCGAGCGTTCTTGAATCCATCACAGTATCGTTACGAGAACGGCCGGCCGGTGTGCCGTGCCACCAAGGAATGCGTGCAGCGGAGCCATGCCAAATATCGACGCCTTACGCAGGGCGCGGGAGGTGGCCGATGAGGACCGACAAGAATAAAGAGCTAATGCTCGCCGCCGGATCGAAAACGGGAGCGTATGACGTCGAAGCGCCCGACCAGTGGAAGTGGGTTCTCCGCCACGGGGAGCGCACCGAAAAGGGGATGGCCTGGGTTAAATCGAAGACCACGGCCTTCAACCATGAATCGCCGTTCTGCGTCGACGAGCACGGCAACGCACTATACGCCTCGCATATGGCGGTGGAGTGTGGATGGGAGGAACAGACCGCAAGAAATGTCCTGGCGGAACTGCAGTCACAGGGGAGGGTGCGGCTCGACGAGAGCAGGCAGGCTAAAACCGGGAAGCGAATCTGGTACTGCGCCGATGTTCCCCAAGCCTACGAAAAGGACGGTCTAAAAAACGAATCTCACAACTCTGTACATAGTTGTGAGACCACTTATGTTGTTGATTTTATTGAAAGCCTCCCTGACGAAAAACGGGCCACCGCGAAGCTCAAACTGGAAGCCTGTTTCCACTGGAAACGTGAGTTCATCGCTGACGGGATGGCGGCGCTTCGTGCCATAGCTGATCGAGTCGAAGATAACACACTGCGCGAGATCGGTATACCAAAAAAGCGTCTGCCGAAGCGGCGCCCGGCAAAATGTAAATGGGTCCAGCTCAGCCTGCTCGCCGAGCCTGACTTTGTACAAAGTTGCGAGATCCAGTCTGTACAAACCGCGGATTCGGGTTCGTACAAACCGAAAACCGAGACCGTACAAAGTAAAAATGGCGGCGCATCCTTTAGTGTTTCAACCACAACCACAACACAGCTAGCTAGCGAGTCCGCTCCAGGGGCGGAAGACGTCGCCGAGCTGCAGCAGTTCCTTCACGATGTGGCAGCTAAACGCTTCCCTCGATTGAAGCCTCCGACCCCCAACAAGCAGACCTGCATTAACCTCCTGCGGATGGCACGGGCGAAGAAACCGGACGCAGTCTCGATCGAGATCGCGGAGGCTGTCGCCAGCTTTGCAGCCAAAAACACTGGCTTCGAAACCTGGGGAGGTGTGGTCGACCTGTTAAGGAAGAGCTGGAGTAACGGGGAAGACCGTGCGGCGCCGGCAGTGGGAGCCCCGAAGTGCTGGAGTTGTGGGAAGCCAATCACGGGCACCGCGATTAATGGCGCCTGCTTTGACTGTATCGAGGCTAGACGATCACAGATTGCGGGAGGCGGCGACTGAATATGCTACTCGCGCCCATGTTCAGCAAAGACACCCGCGGCCCACTCCTTCTGGTCGTCGTCACCGAAACGTTCCGCGTCACGCGCAAACGCCCGAATCAGGCAGAGGCGATGCCAGCGGAATATTCTGTGCTCGTCGGAGGTGGAAGGCTTACGGCAAGCTGGACAAGCCCCGGGTCCCAAAATGAGGCGACGGAGGACCTTTACAGCAAGCCCCTGATCATCAAAATCCGGCATTGGCATACTCATAGCCTCGCCGCCCTGCACTGCGTAGGGGTACCAGTTGCCCCAGGACTTCCGCAGCAGGCAGAGTTCGACGCGAGTTTTAAGGGGAAAGCTTTGGTCTCCCATGACGAGGTCGAGAGCTCTATCGAGCGCCGGTGTGAAATTAAAGCCCGGGTTCTCCTGGCCGTATTCCCAAAACTTGTCCAGCGCATCGGCGTCAGTCCCCGGCGTATCGACCGCCGCGCGGTTCGTTCCCCTAGCTCTATGCGGCGACTTCGGCTTCTTGAATCTCACGAGCTGATCCCCCTATCAAGGCTTGCGGGAGGGGCGGCAGTGATAGGCAACCGTCCCAGCCCGCAAAAGATACCGGGAGCGACCCGGCAGTTCTCAATTCTACAGGAGCGACTTCATGATCAGCGAAGCTGAACTGATCGAGATTGAGGGCCGTGTGCTCGAGCTGTACAAGAGGCTCCGGGATATGGAAATGGGGTCGAGGGTGCGGCACGAGCTGCCTGTGACGGAGGCTGCGCGATTACGCCAGGTGATTGCTGATGTCCGCGTGTTGATACCTACTCTCATGGAAGACATCGATCGGCTGGTGGAACAGGCGAGGCGCAGCCGGCCGAAGGTGATGGGAGCGGGCGAATGAGCGACAAATATGTCCTCGTCGGACAGACGCCGGTGCCGGTGGACGATCTGCTCGAATGGGCAGTGCAATTCGAGGTGATGGACCGGCGGGTCGCGTTCACGAGAGTGTTCGACCTGGTCGACGTGTCCACCGTGTTCCTGGGCCTCGATCATTCGTTTCACGGCGGGAGGCCGCTGCTCTTCGAATCGATGGCTTTCTGGGCTGACGAGCACGGAGCCGAGATGGCCCGGTGTTCGACCTGGCTGGAGGCGGAGCTGCAGCATGCGGAGATGGTGCGGGAGGTCTCTTCCTGGCGGGCACTGTGCGCTTACGTCTGGCGCCGGTGGGTTGCCCACTGGACGGCGGCCGCGGAGGACTGGAGGGTATTGTGGCCCAGCCTATAAAGCGGCAATTAATGGCCGAGCAGTGGGACCAGTTCGCGCGGCAGGTCCTGCACCCTCAGGCGCCGGCGATTCAGAAGCAGGAGATGCGCCGGGCCTTCTATGCGGGAGCCCAGGCGATCCTATTCCGTGTCATCCAGGCCCTCGCGCCTGAGTCCGAGCCGACGGCCGAGGACCTGCAGGTCATGCAGGACCTCGAAGACGAGCTGCAGGCGTTCGGCAAAGCGATCAAGGAGGGGAGGGCGTGATGCCTGATCTGCGATACGTGCCGATCGAGCGCGTCGCCTGGAGCTGCGATCGCTGCCATGCCTGCGGCGTAGTCGAGGTTACGACTTCCGCAGGGCATGAGGGTATCCGGATGCTCACCGAACTCGAGCACGCAGCCGAGAACGGCGAATGCGCCTTGACCTGGTGCGGCGTCTACTTGCGGTACGCACAGACTGCGCCGTTGCCGGATTGAGTTTTCCCGTTGGGGGAAAGAGGCCAGGCGCCGGGCCAGACGGCGCGGATGAAACAGGGTTGGGACCGCCGCTGCTCTCCCGCGGCGGCGGTATCCCATGGGAGAACCCATTGTGACCGTTACTATCCAAGGCGATCGCGTCAGCCTCGACATGACGCGGGATCAGTACGACAGTCTGATGACGATGCTCGGCTTTGCCCTGGGAGCAGTGATGGCCCAGATGGACGACCGGGAGCTGTTCTATTCCTGGCTGCGGTTTCACAACGAGCTGAACAACGGAAGGCCGGATTTCATCCCCTATGAGATCCCGGGGAGCCCTGTATGAGAGCGCCGCGGTGGGCTGTTGGGATGAAGAAGATCGGACCAGGCCTGTACGTAGAGGGGGAATCCATTCACTTCTATACGCCCGAACTGTGCGAGCACCTGGGCGTGCCGGCGACGCCGGAGAATCAGCGGGTCGCCGAAGAAGCCGCACGGGAGGCGATCCAGGAACAACTTGGCCGCATCCTGATCACGGTAGTCGATGACGACGTCCCTTGGGAGTAAAAAAGGCCCGGCGAGAGCGGTTGTCGCCGGGCCCTGAATTCGAAGTTTTCGCCGCTTCCAGCTTAAACCACCCTCCTCGCCGCCCACTGCGATCCCAGAGCTACCAGGCTCCCGCCGATCACATCAATTCCGTAGTGCCAGCCTGTCGTTACCGTAGAGATACAGATCGCCGTTGCTAATGCTGCCGCGGTGTAACGGGCCCGGCGCACCGGCCACCACGCGCAGGCGCAGAGAATGGCCAGAACACAGTGGAAGCTAGGGAAGGAGACGATCGCCTGTGAGTCCATACTCGCGGCCGCCGTGCCCGCCTTCAGATCGTGAAGCTCCCGGGTGACGAATGCCTGCATTTTCGTCGGCTGGTAATGCTCGACCGTCCAGGGGCCTGCGGCCGGGAGGACCGTAAAGACTGCCACAGTGATCAGCGTGCCGATGGCCACCGCCAGAATGACGCGATAGGCCGATTTCGAGTAGCCCAGGGCCGCCGGCAGGACAATTGTGATACCCGCGAAGGGGAAGAGCGAGGCATAGACCAGGGACGAGAGCGTCCGCAGCCCATAATGCCAGTTGAGCCAATTCACAATCACCGCGGTCATTCCGTGATCGATGCGGCCGAGCGCATCGTCCACCAGGACGAACGGAGCCCGGGCCGCGGCCTCGATCAAGGCCGAGGCGAACAGGACGAACAGGACGCACCAGGTGAGGACCAGCAATACATCGCGAACCCGCCGGTGGCCCGCCCACCAGCAGTAGGCCGTAATCGCCACAAAGGGCGCGAGGGACGGAATTGCGGCCAGCAGGTCGAGCGTCTGCTGCCGGGCGATCCACAATCCGAGGACCGCCATCATGGCGAGAATGCCGCCCATTGTCCACTGGAAACGGGCGGCGCCGGAGAGAGGCCGGGTGCCTGCAGAGGTAGACACGGGCGGCGCGTAGGTGGTGCTCATTTTACGAGGCTCCTGTAGGCAAACCAGTCGTGGTTGAGACGCCGCACCAGATCGTGCAGGTCGAGGCCGTGGCGTTTCGCGAATTCATCGCGTCCGAGGACGTGGTACGAATCCGGATCTAGCGTGTGATGGTTCTGGCAGAGAGGGACGCACGAGTAGTCCGACGCCTTCTGAGCCGTGCCGCCATCCGAACCCGTGTGCGCCGCTTCGACATGCCTTGTTGTACCGCATACCGCGCAGGGTAAGGAGCGAATCCAGGCCCGGTATTTCCAGGAGCGGGCCGGTCCGCGGCCGCTCGATCGACGCCGCGGCACCCGGGGCGGCTTGACCCCGTGGACTTGGAAATAGAGGAATCTCGAGCTCATGGCCGGGCCCCCTCGAGGAAGAACGCGATGAACGCGAGGAAGAGGAACGCGAGGAGCCACCAGGTGCGCTCCGTCCAGGTCAGACGACGATCACCGAGGCGCATTGATCCCCCTGTAGTGCGTTGGCTCCGCGATCGTGCCGTCCAGCCGGCCGCGCACATAGTCAACGGCCGACGCGACGGTAGGCCATGCCACGCCGTAATCGGCACGGCCTGAAACCGCCGCGCCGGTGAGGATCATGCGGCCGTCGGGATCCTCGAGCACATACGGCCAGAGAGCCGTAGGATGGCCACAGTGGCTGATTGTCCAGCCATTGCGGTGGACATACTTGCGGCCGAAATTGCCGGGCTCAAACCTCGAGCCGAATTTCTCCCAGCCATTCACGGCCAGCTCCTTCGGGGAGATCTTGCGATTAGAGAGTGACCTCACTCGACACCTCCCGTGCGGCGGATCTCTTCGCGTTCCTGGCGAGCGCGGCGGCCGCCATAGTTGTAGATCGCGTCCGAGAGAACCGCCAGTTCATCGCGCGTGAGCTTCTCGAGGCCCACGTACACGGCCATGAATTCCGCGGGAATGTTGCGGCGGATCCAGGCCAGCTTCGAATGTTCACGAATGCGGGGCATTAGAGGAGCCTCCGGAGACGATCCAGCTCGAGCTGCTCCCATGCCTCCAGGGCGCCTTGCGCGTGCCGGTGCTTGAGGACGTAGAGGCGTTCAGACTGAGCGGGTGTGATAGACCGCGGGGATGACGCGGGGATCTCGGCCTGCTGCGACAGCTTCTCAGGGCTGGCGCCGAGGCACAGGAGGTCCAGACGGCGGAGTATGGGACGGCGGTGGGGCATTACTGCGCCTCCCCCTTCAGGGCGTGGGCTCCCTGCCCGCACGATTTCCAGATCAGATAGGCGATTGCCTGGAAATAGGCGCGGTCTTTGTTGGTGTCGGCGTTCGCGGAAGCTTTCTGCGCGATTGCGAAGGCCTGTTGAAGTTCTGAGAGTCGTGGCGTGACTTTCTTCTGCATTCTCTAATTCTATACTTGCTAGCGCTAGCACGCAAGAGAAAAACGCAGAGATGCGGCAGTAATGTGCGCGTTGCCAGCGCTGGCAAGCTGTATACTCGAAAGCGATGAAGAAGTCAGGCGCCGACACGCCAAAGAAGAATCCCGCCGCCGTTGCCCTTGGGAAGCTCAGGGCTGCGTCGATGACCACGGAAGAACGTGTGACCGCTGCACGGGCCCGGGCTGATCAGCTCTCGGACAAGCGGAAGAAGGAAATCGCCAGCCAGGCGGCTAACGCTCGCTGGGAGAAGTTTCGGGCTGCCAAGAAAGTGGCGAAGAAGAAGTGAATTACAGACTGTGGCTAATAGTGACACCTTAGGCCAATACACGCCGATCAGGTGCAAGGGGTGTACAGGTGAAAACGACAGAAAAGACGAAGCTCACGCGCTCTCTTGACGACCTGCAACGAGAGTCCGCAATTCTCGCGAGGAACGCGATCGCGCTCCACCCCGAGCTTCCCGCCGGAAATTTACTCGACGTCATGCTGGAGATCGCGGAGCCGGACTTCCTGGCCGAGCTCGACGCGATGCTTCGTGGCAGGCACTTGGTGACCGCGGTCCGCACCGAACGCGCCAAAGATCGTCGCCAGCAGCAGGAGTCCGCCTGGCTGTCGCCCCAGATCCGATCCGCCGCGATGGCGCTACCGGTCCGCGTTCCTATCGGAGACGGTAAGACAATACCGCGCGACAAGCTGGAATATGCCCATCTCGATCTGTACCTGGAGGTTCTCGCAAACCAGGACAAGGCCCGATGGGAGCAGGACGCGAAACGTGCGGCAGTCGAGCAGATCAGAAAGCTCTGGCCACGAGCGAAAAAGAGGCCGCGGTTGATGACGCTGGCCGAGGTTGATGCTGTTAAGGCAAAGTGATCATCGACGCGACAGTCACTGCCACGGTGGGTGCCGGGTCGAGTGAATTGCAGGGTGTAGCCGTTTTGACTACAGATTGGCGGTACACCGCATACAGTGGCAGGGAGTGTATATGGATCAATTCGAGGTTGAGGAATTCTGGAAGGGTTTGAACCGGCTATACGAGGCCACTGACAAGCTGCAGGTTGCTACTGAAGCCCTACGAGACATCGCACAAGCGCACGAGTCGCGACTGGACAAGCTCGAGGTCGTTCAGGAGTGGCTCGCGCAACGGGAGCGCAATCGAGAGAAGCGCGGAGAATGAGCCTGAAACGCAAAAACGGCCTGCCGCTCGTTTGAGAGCAGCAGGCCTATGCCTTAGATCGTGGACTTGATTCTATCCTGCCCCTGCCGCCGCGGTCTTCCCTTTCGGCTTTTGCAAGGCCAGCTTTTCGGCCTTTCGCCTCGCCGCCAGGGCCCGCATTCTCTCCGCATGGGCCGCCCTTTGCGTGGGGGTCATCTTCCGCCGGCCCCTCCGCTCCGGCTGGGCTCCTGCCGTCGTCTCTCCGTTAACGGCTGAGTTTTGACCGCCTGCGGTGCTCACCGTGAATCTGCCGGCCTGGCCGCCGCTGAATCCGACGATATACTGCGATCTGATCAGCGAGAGCTGGCCGGCGATCCAGTTGAGAGCGCCGAACTCCTGATACCCCCAGCTGCCCGGGAGGGTGATGTTGAACGTGTGCCGCTGCTGGGTGTTTTGAGTCGTGCGATTCTGCTGCGTTGGTGCTGCTGCTCCTTGTGCCATACTGACTCTCCTTGGGTTCAACTATAGCGATCTGATACCCTGGAGCGCATCATGGAAATGAAGCTGCGCCGGTTGCCGTGGTGGCAGAAGGTGATTCTTCTACTCAGCCCGAGGCGCCGCCGGTGCTATGAAGCGGGACTCCTCGCCGGTATCCGCTTTGCCGTGGAGCATCCAGATATTCAAGTGAGGGTTGAATGACCACTCGTCAGCTGTGGAAGGAGAGCCCCGATTTCCGGCGATCCATGCGTAACCTTATCATCTGGGGCACCGGTGGCCTGCTGGTAGGAATTGCCTGGGGTCTGATCGGAAAGCAATTGCCGGCTATGTGGAGTGCGGTCTGGTCGCTGGGATTCTGCGGCGCCGTACTGGTGGTGGCCCTATATATGGCCTGGGATCTGAGGAGGATGGAGAAGGAGAGACTCGAGATGATGCGCGCCATCCAGATCGCCCAACGCGCCGGGAAACATGCCGTCGAGGACGTTCTGCGGATTCTCGCTGAGCTGCCAAATGTCAGTGAAGAGACCCGGGGCAAGGCCCGGGAGACGCTGAAGGATGGCGGTCTGTGGCTCAATTGAATCGCCGTGGATTCCTGGGTGCGATCGCCGGCGGCCTGGTGCTCGACCCTGAACGTCTATTGTGGAGGCCGAAGCGGTACGTCTGTGGCGTCGACCGCGGCCGCTCCGTTGTCGTTGTTCATGAGTTCTGGGCTCGCGATGAGAGGGGATTCTGGGTCCGCACCATCTGGGACGACGCCGGCCAGCGCATCATCGGCCGCGGGACGTGGCCCCATTCGGAGCCGCCGTTTGCTGGTCCCTACCTGTTCGACGGCTTCGTCTGGCGAGGCGCACCGGACGATGCAGGGGATGTCTGAGCCACCAGGAGGCGTCGTCGTCGTCCCAGTCTTCTATGGAGAGGTAAGGGATTTTCATGGGAAGTAAACCTGAAGAGCTGACAGAGGAGATGCTGATCACGGCGATGCTTCACCCCGACGTCGCGATCGCCCGCATCGCGCGCCAACTGTGGGACCGCCGGCATGGCGCCGATCCGGAGCCGGCCACGCCCGCGCATTGCGACGAATGCTTCGAAGGATGTCCGAAGTGCGATCCAGGAGGGTGGCTCACCCGGTAATGCGAATCGACGTCAGAATGCACCCGCAGGGATACTGGGTTGCCAGCGATTCCAAGACCCATACGAAGGTGTGGGTGGCCTACGACATCATTCACCGGCAGTTTCTCTACCGGGTGAACGATGGGCCGGCTTTGCATCTACCGGGCAGCATGACGAAGAAGCAGGCGCGCACGCTGGCCATCGAACTCTGTGAGGAAGAGGCGAAGAAGCACCGATCAGGTGCAATCCGACCAGGGCACGAATTGACGCGGCCGCCGAGCGATGTTTGACGGCCGTTTTCCACAAAAACTGTGGATTCTCAGAGGTAGCTCACCTGGTGAGCCACTGATACCAGATCGAGTCGTAGACTTCGACCGCTCCTAGCGTCTCTGTGACGGCCTTCAGCACTCCTGGCCAGGATGCCGAGAAATCATGGCCGCAGAGCAGGCGTTTCGCCTTCGGACGCCATGCCAGGATGTCCTTCTTCACTTCCTCGTATCGATGATCGGCGTCGATGAAGACCATGTCGAAGGCGCCATCCCGAAACATGGTCGCGGCGTGCAGACTGGGCAACCGGACGGTGCAGAGGTTCGGCGCGTTCCCCGTGTTTGCGATGAAATCGCGGTAGATGCCATCCGCCACCGCATCCCGTGCGTGGGCGTCCTCGCCGGCCGAGCCGTAGAAGTGGTCGACAGCCGTGACGTAAGCGCCGGCCGATAGCAATGCATGCGTCGAGCGGCCCTTATATGACCCGATCTCCACGATGGTTTCCATCTCGAGAGCCTGAGTGTAGAGCCAGTCCAGCTCCTCCGGCTTCATCCAACCGTCGATGTTTGGCGAGGTGTACATGCAGTCTCTGATTTTGCTCCGGCGATTTTTTGGCGTCGGGATACCCCCTGCGGCGCCCACTTTTGTGACGGCCGCCGGAGGCTCAAAACGCCTCAGAACGGCGTAAGTCGCTGGAAATAATGGCGTCAGGGGTGTGCAACAATCGGTCGATTGCCGCTCAGGAAAACCGGCAAATCCAGCCCGTTTGTTTGCCGCACGAGGCCGACGGGGCCTCGACTACGTTTTCTGTACACCCGAAAGTGCCAGCCGAATGGTCGAATGTGGCACTCCGAGCTCCCGCGCGATCGCCCTCCAGCTCATTCCCTGGGTCCGCAGCTCGAGAGCGCGATCGCGCCGGAAGACCTTCACCGGGCGCCCGCCGCACCTGCCCTGCTTCTTCGCTCGCGCCAGGCCGGCCTTCGTCCGCTCGCTGATCCGCAGCCGTTCCTGCTTCGCGATCCAGGCCGCGATCGCCAGCATCAGCTCGCCGGCCGGTCCCGTCGTCCGGAAGTGCGCCTCGCTGTAGCTTTCGAACTGGACGCCGTATTTCGTCAGGTCGCGAATGTATTCGAAGGTCTCGAGCACTCCTTCCCGGGTGAAGCGATCGAGCGCCCAGACGAGCACCACGTCGAACTTCCGCCGGCTGGCGTCCAGGAACAGCCGCTTGAACGCCTCCCGGTCGCCGGTCTTGCCGGAGACGTGATCGAGGTATTCCTCCGCGACCGTCCAGTTGGCGCGCGCGCAGTAATCGCGCAGCTGCATGAGCTGGTTTTCGACGTCCTGCCCTTTGTCCTTCGTGGACACGCGAGCGTAAATCGCTACTGTTGTCATCGAATCGTTCCCTTCGATTCCCCGCTGGAAAGCTGGATGCCGCCAACCAGGTGGGTCTCTGGTGTTTCGCCTCGCGAAGGCTAGGCGGCGCCAGTATTATGCGGCATAACCAATCCAGTCGCGCCACTTTTTCAGGGCGTCCTGGTTGTATCCGTCGAGGGCCTTCCAGCCGCGGCTGGCTGCATGTTTGTCCCTGAGGACACTGCAGGCCGCGTCCGCGATCGCGATCGCACTGTCGGCCTTTGCGATCCAGCTTTCCGGAACCCAGTCGATCGCTTCGGACACGATAGACGGGACCCCGCACGCGCAGCCGTCGGCCGTGACGTTATTGAAGGTCTCCGTGAAGCTGGGCTGCAGCAGGAGATCCATGCCGTACAAATAGCGGCGGAAATCATCCACCGCGAGCCAGGGCACGTCGACGATCTTGAGCCGCGGGTTGAGCGCCAGTAGTTCCGTGAGGCTCTCACGCATGGCCGCGGCGCCCTCGTCACGTCCCGAGGAGAGGTGCAGTGCGACATTGCCGCCCAGCCGACGCTCGACGATCATGGCCGCGACGGCCGCGGTCAGCCAATTCTTCAGAACTCTCGCCGCCCCGAACAATCCGATATTCAAATCCAGCCCCGGTTGCCAGCGTTGCCGTTGCCGGCGGACGACGTGCGGCAGATGGTACAGATTCGGGAGGTGTAGGAACGTGGAACCCGTCGCGCCGGTGATCGCGGCCGCCAGCTCCGGCGAGTTGCCTGAGACCTGAAAGTTCGGGCACTCCTTCTCGAGCTCGAGGAATTTCGGGATCGAGCGCGCCGCGAATCGATCGACCGACAGAAAGCCCAGGTTGCTGTGATACGTCACCGTGAATCGCTTTGCGGAGAAGTTCTTGACCAGTTTGGCGAGGAACACGGAGTCGATGTACGGCGCGCACAGAACGACGTGCGTATAGTGCGCCCAATCGCCGGCCAGCCGCGCCCACAGGTACTCTCCGTTTGCGATCGGCATGGCATCAGCTGGGATTCTCGACTCGCGCAACGCGAGGGTTGTATTCATCGCGGTCACACCCATGCCCGCGTGGCATGCGGAGGGGTCGTCGACCTTGGGATTCTTGAAAGCGAGGAGGACGGAGCTCATTGTTTTTTAGCAGCTGCGGAGAGATCGAGGTTCGCCAAAAGATTCTGCGAGAACCTGTAGAACCACAAGTAGAACCGCGAGCCGAGCACTTCGGGCTCTGGCAACGCGCGCGCCGCCGCGGAGAAGAGCAGCGCCGCCGCGTTCCCCGAGAGAAACGTGATGACGTGGGATTTCACGGCTTCACCACCGCCGCATTCAGCTTGGCCTGGGCGGTGAGAACCGCGTCCGCGATATTGTGGACGAAACGCGCCCAGTCCGCGGCGCCCTGCTGCCGGAGCGCGACCGGCGTATCGTCGTAGATTTTCGATGCGAAAGCCAGAACGAGATTGAGTGTTGTGAGGCCTGCTGTGATGGGGTCCATTTCAAGTGTTCCTTGAGGTGGCACTAATAATCGGGTCTATCGGGCGGATTTTTTAAAGTGCTGCTTGAGATTCCTAGTAGCCGCGGATCCACGTCCGGAATTTATGCTCGACGTCGCGCCACAACTTCGGGAGGGGGTCGAAGGCCTGGAGAGCGTCCGCGGGGATGGTCTCCGGCTTGTCTTTCGATGCGTTCATCCTCTGCGCCCACTCCACGTAGGGCTCGTGAAATGCGTTGCCCGCATCGCATAGGGCGTTTCGGAGGCTGCGCGGTGTGCCGGCGATCGCCGCGGGGGCGGAGAGGAGAAAGAGTCGGCGCGTCACTGCCGCTGCTCTTGCGTTTCGATGCGGCGCGCCTCTTTGCCGGCCATTTTTACCATCTGCGCCGCGGCCAGGCCTGCGCCAACCTTGTCGCCGCTGATCTGAAGCTGGATCCCCCGCCTCAACAATGCAGTCCATTTGGGCGAGAACAGCATACGCGCGAGAGCCGCGTTGCTGATCACATGCAGGCCCCCCGCGGTGACGAGCCCGAGTCCTGCCCCTTCCGTTGCGCCGGCGGCCCCGCCCATCACAGCTCCGGCGCCGCCGCCGAGCACGAGACCGGCTCCGGATGTGATCGTCTTCTTCAGGTTATTCAGGGCGATGATATAGCCTGAGCCGGAGGGGTTCGGCTCCTTTGCGATGCGGTTGAGCGCCATCATCGTCTCGTTCAGGTCGTTGATCAGCTTGGGATCGCGGAAGAAGACCTTGCGGGCTTCGGGGCCGATCGCGTCCCACGCATTCAGCGCCTGCTCCTCATGGTTGATGCCGCCCTTGCGGAAGACGCGGTCGACAATCTCCTGCATTAAGGCGCGTCCGACTTTTGGCATCTCTGCCGGCGCCATGGCGCGGATCCGCTTCAGGAACGTGTCGCGGATATCTTTGTCGCCGGTGAGCTTGTTATAGACGCTCATGGGCTCAAGATCTTCGATGTTCGGCTTGCCGAATTTCTTGGTCTGCTCGTAGATAGACCACTTTTTTGCGGTCGCCGCCCGACCGGCCTGCAGGTCCGCGAGGCCCTGCTGACCGCCATGCGCGGTGGCCATCGTGGAATCGATATCCTGCTGGAACTGTCCGACGCTGTACGCGGCTAACCCCTGGCTTTCATTCCGCAGCTCCGCCATCCCCCGCTCTTGCTTGGCGGCCTTCTTCAACAACCCGAGGTCCATCTCTGCCTGCGAAAGCGACTTGTAGTCGGGGCCGGCGATGATATCCCGCATGGTTTTCAGCCCGAGAGAGGCGTGCGCCTGTGTGTCCGAAAGGGTGCGCGCATACTGGCGCGCAACCGGACCCAGCGCCATCTTCATGGGCCGCATGTCCACCGGGAGCTGCATGTCCTCCATTACCGGCTGGTTCGTGTTCGGGTCGACGACTTCTTCCCACCCGTTCTGTGTCCGCACTTGCTTCGGGACTTGCTTGACGTTCCGCGGATCCCTCTCGACGCGATACGCGCTTTTGTAAGAGGTGTTCGCGTCCGCGTCGAGCTGGCGAATGTCCGCCTTAAATTTGCCCAGCACGGCCCCGCCGGCCTCCCCGGGCGTCACCGGCTGCGGGTAGATCTGGTCGAGTTCCTGCTGTGCCTGGCCCTGGATCTGTTGCCGGGTCGCTTCTCGAGCGTCCGCTGCGTACCCTGCCCCGCCGATATCGTTCTGGACGGATCCCTCGAGGTTCCGCGCGGTCTTCGACCCCGTCTGCATCGAGAGCGAGGTATCGATGCCCTTCTGATCGAGCCACGCCTGGTTCTGTGCCTCTATCGGGTTCAGCCGCGACTGAGGGCCGACCCGCGGCGAGAGCGGGATCTGTGGGGCGACGGCGCGCAGCACTTCCGGAGCCGCCATTTGGATGGCCGTTCCGATCGTTTGACCGGTTGCCCTGCCCCATTCGCCCTTCTGCGCCAGGTCGCCGGATTCATCCAGCCCGGGGCCCAGCATCGGGATCAGATAATTGACGAGGTGCCGTGCGGCAGTTACGTAGTCGCCGTCTTTCGCGGACTGCGCCATCTTCTGCCGCACCGCATCCTGGGCCGCACCTATACCTTTTACGGTATCGATCGGGTGCGCGACGGCATTTATCAGTCCATGGCCGCTTTGGACGAAGTTTTCCCACACGCCCTTGGGGATGTCCGCCAATTGCTCGCCGACGTCTTTGGCTTTATAGACCGGGATCCCATTGGACTCCCCGACGTACTTGTTGCCGGGATCGTCCAGGACGTTCTTTGCCGGCGACGTGGCCTCGAGATGCACCTGGTCGAGGAGGTCTCCCTGCGGCTGCTGCTGGATTTGCGCGTGTACTTGATCGAGGAGGTCGGCCATTTTATTGCGCCTTGGGAATTACCCAGCCCGCGTCTGTGAGGGCCTTGCGGGTCTTCTCTTTGTCGTTGCCGTTCGCCCCGAGGTAGGCCTTGATCGTGGCTGCGTCCGCAGCCTGGCCCGTTCCCGATGGCTTCGGCAGTTGTCCGCCGGGTTGTCCGCTGCCCTGTTGCCGTCCCAGCAGCCGATCGCGCGCCGCCTGTGCCTCCGGAGTGAAGAGTTGCTGGCTCCCCTGGTTGTACGTGCCGCGGCTGTACTGGTCGACCAGGTGCCGTTGCTGCGAATCCATCAGGGCGATGTCGGCCTTGATGTTGTTCGCGACCTGAGCATCTCCCATCTTGGAGCTGTAGGATCCGGATCCGGCCGCAGTCCGCTCGCCGGCCGACCCGCCGCCCGGGATGAAGGCCTTCTGCACCTCGTCTCCCACCCGAGCCGCGATGTGGTCGAAGGTAGTCGCGGCTGTTCCGCCGGTCGCCGTGCCGAAATAGTTGGCGATCCGCGCGAGAGCCGGCACGTCGTTGTTGTTGAGGGCCTGCCGCG